TTTAGGGGACGAATGGCTGACTTTAGTATTGACATTCCAATTGGAATGGATATATCTCAAGTCAATGCTGCCCTGCGGAAGTTTAACGGTAATTTACAAGAAACTGCAAAATTTTTAACTGAATTAAATCAATCAATATCAGGTGAAAGCCAAACAATTGGTATACAATTTATCGCCAAAGATGAAGCAAGTCCTGCCTTCAAAGCGGTACAAACAAGTGCTGGTAAGGCTGAAAAAGCATTTGAAGGCAATGCTCGTCAATTAAAAGAACTTACAAAAACATACAAAGGTTCTGTAACTTCTCTCAAACAAGGACTTGCGGCAAGAAAGCAAGAACTCGCTGGACTGAACAAAACAAACAGAAAATACAAACATGTAATACAACAAATTGAAGGCTATCAGCGAGCACTTAACAAGGCTAAAGACGTTCAACAAGGGTCTATAACACAACTGCGTCAGCAGCAGCAAAAATTTCAACAACTTGCAGATACCTTACAGCTTGGTACTGCGGAACAAATTAGATATGCAAATGCAGCTAAAAAAATCGAAAATCAAATAAAAAGGACAACAAATCCATTAGGTCAATTTTTTGGTGTTTTAAATAAGATTGCAACCGTACAGGCAGGCTTTACTGCATTTGCCGCACTTATTGGGGGTTTTACGGGATCGTTAAATAAATTCATTGGCCAGCAAAAAGCATTAGAAGGCTTTGAGCTTGCCTTGAAAAATGTTGGACTTAGCACAGAAGAGGTAGCTGGGCGCTTAGCTGATGCAGCAAGGATTTCAAAAGAACTCGGTGCTCCCCTTGAACAGGTAGAGAAATCATTCAAACGAATGGTTCCTGCCTTAGAGGCTGTAGGCGTCAATGCAGAAGATAGCGGCAAGTTTTTAGAGGGTATCGCTGCACGTACTCAAACTCTGGGTCTTAACACCGAGCAGACCGGACGATTCATGGAAGCGTTCGCTCAGGTGCTGAGTAAAGGCAAGCTTCAGTCAGAAGAACTTAATCAGCAGATCTCTGAACTTGATGGTGCCTTCAGGGCGCAACTTGCTACTGCTCTGGGTGTGACGACTCAACAGTTGGAGAAGATGATCCAAAATGGTGAAATAACATCGAAAGTATTCGTCAAGGCATTTAATAATATGTCTAACGGCTCAGAAGAGCTACGTAAAAGGATTCTAAGTGGTAATGCAACTATACAGCAGTTACAAAATATCATTGGAACTCTTGATACCGAAAATATTCGACGCATCGGCAAATCTATTGAGCCTGGAATTAAGGCAATTATGCGAATCCAGATGGCTTTCCTTGGATTTGTAGAAACCTTAAGTAAGTCTCCAGTCGGAGAGTTTTTCGCAACTATTTTCAACGAAGTAGCAAAAGGAGTTGCTGATTTTGTTACTATTTTATTAGAAGTCAAAAAAGCACTGGTATTTGTTTTAGAACCATTAGCTGCTCTGACAAATCAATTTGGGTTCTTAGTCAGAATCGGCACAGTCGTAGCTCTTGTGTTTGCTAAGATTGCAATTGCAATGGCAATCAAAAAAACTTTAGTTGCAGTTGCCGCAGGATTTGCTTTGGTTGCCAAAGCTGCTAAAGTTATGAGTGTTGTTTTAGCGTTTATAAAAGGGTTTTCACTTAAAGCTTTCTTTGCTTCGATTTTAGCGGGACTGGGAGCAGTCAAGATTGCACTTCTTCCTTTAATTATTAAGTTCGCACCAATCATTGCACTATTTGCTGGCATTAATTTTGTAGTCAAACTATTTACAAACAAACAGAAAAAAGCTGCTGATGCGACAGAAAAAGCATCAGAGAAGACTGAAGAGCAGGTAGATAGCTTAGATAAATTAGAAGAAGCTTTAGATGCTACCAATGAAATGCTCGACTTGATGTCGACCAAGATGGAGACCAAGTTTATGGTCAATTTTGGAGATAGTGCTGAAGTCGCAGCGGAAAAAACACTTAGCCTTGCAGCAGCTCAGCATAAGCTTAATGAATTCAACAAAGAAAATTTAAAAACACAACTGGAGATTGCAAAGCAAAGAAAGACCGGTGATGCTTTCAGCGCAGAGGATAAGCAAAAACTAGTCGATAGGCTTGTCAAAGACCTAGCAGAAGCAGAAAAAGCTACTGCAGAATCTAGCAATAGGGTTCGTGAGGTTATACAAGAGGATTTAGAAAGGACATTAGATTCGATTTCTGCAACGGCTGACGGCTATGCAAAACTTGCAGAGACAATAAGTAAAGGTTCAAAGAGTATCGCTAATGCCACGAAAGGTGGCTTTGGTGACTTCAAGTCGCTTGCCGATGCAGTTATTGATCGAGAAAAGAAAGGTGCATCACCTAAGATGCAGCAGAAGCTTGAAATGAAGCGTGTCACGCTTGCAAACAAAATAAATAAAATCGAAGATACAATTGCACGGTCTAGATTACAAACAGAGTTTAAAATCTCTCAACTTAAAAACCAGCAAATCCAAGCTGAGCTTAAGGCAAGGGCGACTTTGGCTAGACAAGCTGGTGATTTTGCCGGCGCAAGAGCTTTAGAACAGCAAGTAACACTGCAAAAGCAAATTGGTCAAGAGCAAAAAGTAGTTTTTGGTCTTGAAATGGAAAGACTTAACTTGCAGAAACGTTTGAAGGATGAAATGATTCTACAGCAAGCTACTGAAGCTGGGTTTAGCAGAAAAGTTCGGGGTCGAGTTAAAAGAGAACGATCTATTGCAAGACAGTTAGGTCTTCAATTAACTTCTGCTAAAGAGTTGGATGGTATTGTTGATAAGTTACAACGACAGGGTGCTGAAGCCGTATTCGCTATGGATGAGAATGCTATTAGGACTGCTCAGGAAGGTCTACGTGCACAGCAGTCAGCACAGGGTCAAATTAACGCTAGACAGGCGGAATTAGAGGCAATCAGCAGACGAGTTACTTCCAATACCGGGGCGCTTGTAAATGAGCTTAATGACGTAGAGAATAAGATGCAGTCCGTGAAGACAATATCAGAGGAGTTTGCTACAAACATGTCTAATGCTGCTGGATCTATCAATAATATGCTTACTAACTTAGGGGGATCTGGAAGCAGAAGGTTTATGGGTGGCCCTGTTGAAGCTGGGCAGACTTACCGTGTTAATGATGCGGGTCTTGGTCGTGAAGCATTTATGAACAAGTTCGGTGACATAAAGATGCTTCCAGCTGCACAAAATATGGATTGGACTGCACCGTCAAGCGGTACAATTATTCCTGCAAAAGTAGTGAAGGCTATGCAAAAAAATGCTGACATAAATGCAAACATTTCGGCTAAACAAACCCGTCAAACACCTAACGTTTCAAATGTCGCATCCTCTGCGGCAAGTGGTGTTTCTGGCAGCCTAGTCCAGCGAATGGCATCAGCAATGAAGGGCAATGGTGGTGACCAACGCATAACAAATCATGTAACCATTCAGAGTCAAGAACCAGTTACTGACGCCTCTAAAATTATGACCAACGTAGCTCGGATGAAGCTCCGTAGAGGAGGACGCTTCTGATGGCCGTTGGAGACCTTACAGTAGCTTATTCAAGTTATACTGTCATAATTAATCAGTTTTCTAACGACAGCCTCCCTAGATCGATCCTGGGTCAGGCTTCATTAGACTTTTCCCTCTCAGGTGCAGGTATTGCGGAAGGTCCGCCGGTAGCGCAAAAGAAAATATGGTCTGTTGCAGCATATGCGACTTACACACAATGCCAAAATATGCTTGATTTGTTTTATGCATGGGATGCTGCTAGAGCTTTAGGTACAAATTCTGCTCAAGTATCAATAACCGACGAAACTTTTGGTTCAACCATAACCGCCTCGGGATTTTTTACAACACCGCCTGAAATAACAAAAGTTGGCACAAGTGATCAATATTATTTGTTATCTTTTGGATTGACGGAGGTATAAGTGTCATATATTAATTCGACAACTGAGGTACGAGTTTATATAAATGGAGTCGATGTCAGCCAATACTTGATAGAAGGATCTATAAGCGAAGATAGCGCTTATGCCTCTAACATAATAACTTGTAGAGGGCGAATTGTTTTAGGTGGCACAACTGCCATATTCGATTTTGATCGTACAAAATACAAGATCGGATCTACGGTTGATATTTGGTGTAAACTTGACAATGGAAATCTTGTTAAGCATCCAAAAGGTCGTCAGTATATATTAAATTCTAGTACTAGTTTAGAAAATAGAACACTAACTTTAGATGTTGGATGTTCTCTTGCTTTTATTAGCGAAAGAGAAGAGCAATATAAAAACAAAATACAGACACTCTGGAACTTATTGTCATCTGATGACCTAAAATCTTTTAAAGTAGATGAAACAAATTTATCGACATTGTCTAATTATTTAGAGTGCTGTGGTAAAATTATATTTCAAGATAAATATGGATATATTCAGGTTGTTAATGCATTTGGAAGTGGCGGTATAGGCAACTATGCAGCAAGTCCAAAATTAACCTCTTTTGATACTGAGACAGCAATATCAATCGAATCTATTGCTGAAACAGCTATTGAACCTGAGGTCGATTCCGTCA